CAGCAACATAAATATGTTCTACCAAGTTAGTACGTAAAGTAGGTACAGAAAGTGTATCACCAGCAAATGCTTTATATTCAGTAGCAGCTGCAGAAGCAGTGGTTGCAAGAGTATCATCTTGCCAACTATGAATAGTACTTTTTGCAGTACTTTTTTTAAGACCTTTTACCAATAGATTTTCTACTGGGGTGAGAATTTCAATTTCATTTTGGACACTGCGTACTATGGATGAATCACCATATGTTTGTAATTCGGCGGCCATATTTTAAGGCTTATTTCTTACCAAATAATCGAGTTCGAATAAATTCAGAGGCATCGTCTATATGACGAGTAGCTTGAAATTTCTTTAAAGCATTATCCTCATTTCGATTATCAGGTACAGAATTGTTTGAAAGATTTAAAGACGCTCTTTCTTTTTCACTTTGTTTCTTTAAGGTAGCTTGCATTCCTTTTTTAACAAACTTCTTAAGTTTTGTTTCATAAATTTCTGCTGGAGACATACCTCGATATGCAGGCATAGAATGATACTCACGTATTTCATCTTGAAAATCTTTAGCTTCAGGAGTTTCTTCAAAAAATTCCTTCATACTTAGATTAAATTCAAGACGTTCTACTCTTGACTCTTCTACTGATTTCTTAAGCATATCAGCTGAGGAATAAGATTGAGTTGTTTGAGCTTGCTGTGATTGAACCTGATCTTGATTCATCAAAGCTTGTGCAATTTGTGCTGGGGTATAACCAGCATTTTGCAACTGATCTACTGTATAACCAGTAGCAGCTAAAACCTGTTCGCCAATCTGCTCAGAATAAGTCTTTTTACCAATTTTTGTTTCGACTTCTTTATAAGACTTTTCTAAGTCATCAACTGACTTAAACTTGCCTGCGTATACTTTATCAGTTTTCCCTTCCTCAGGGGCCGATGAAGTATCGCTTACCTGGGGCGAGTTAACCTGGGTCTCCGTTTGTGAGGTTGTCTCTTGTGAGGCCTCGGACTGGAGAGTGTCCTTGTTTAATTCGTCCATAAAAATGAATTAGAAATGAACTAGGGGTAGGGCCCCTTCTATGGTATTGAAGAAGTCCTACCAATCACGATCATCCTCAATCTTACGATTTTCAATATTAATCAATTCTTCAAGTTCCGAATTACTTTGAAACCAATCATATAAACGTAACATATAATGCACCGCTCCTCGCATTTCAGGACTATCCTTTACAATAAGATTATTGATTCCAGACTTATAATCTATAGCTAACTTTTTCATCAATAAAGGGTAGTATTCTGATAACTTAAAAGCTTGAATCTTGCGAGAAAGCTCTTTATCTGCTTTTTGAGCCTTTTCTCTTTGTTCTTTTTGTTCTTGTGTTTCTTCGATCATATTATTGAGCTTGTTGCATTAATTCTGTTGTAGACATACCTTCTAATCCTAGATTATTAGCTTGTTGAAATTGCTGAACTTCATTAGGGATCTGAGCATTAAATCTAGGTTTATTTTGATTAGGATTCATTATAGGTTGTTGTGGACGTGATTGATATTTAGAACCTTGTAAACCATTAAATTTAAGATAATCTTGTATAAGTTTACTTGTATCAATTCCAGGAATTTGATAACGTTGAATAATATCTACTACTTTCAACACTCTTTCAGCATTTTCAGCTTTATTCATTGGCATAGATTGATCAATATCAGCTTCAATATCGAATTCACCTTGGATACTTTCTGGATCTACATCAATAAAACGATATTTAGGTAATTTATCTCGAATTTCCATTGGATTACCAAGAACATCATCAATTTGACTCATCTCTTCATCTTCACCAGTTACCCGGATAACAAACTTTTGATCTATAAATTGTTTGTTTAAATCAATCCATTGAGAAAAGAAACGAATAAGAAAATCATTTACATAACCTCTTACAGCAGCAAAACGAGTATCAGCATTACGATCTTTAATCAAAGATGTAGTAGCAGAACGATCAGCTGCTCCACCAAGAGAAACTTCGTTAGCTCCATTAACACGTTCTACAAATCCTCTAATAAGATCAATAGTTGTGTTAGAAAATTGAGAAATATCTCTTACTTGTAACTGTTCAAGATCAGCCATATTATCCACTTCAATAATAGAACCTGGCTTAGCTACAATACTTTTAGCTGAAAGACCTGATCCACGTCGAATCTTAAATAAACCAGCATGAAGGATATCTTCATTTTCTTGTCTTCGATTAATAGTTTTATTCATCCAAGATTGAAGTTCAATTAACTTCATGGCAGGGCTAAGTCCATACCATAAACCACCTTTCTTTTGAAACCAACATTCTTCAAAAGGTTTCTTTCCATGTTTATAAGGATTTTTTTCAACACGAAGAATTACCGAAACACCATCATCCATGTCCCCAATAGAAATAACCCCATCAACCATTTGATTTTCTTCCTTTTCATTACCAGTTAACCAAGCTTTTGGAAATCTTCCCCATCTCTCATAGATTCCTACCATTGGTTGTTCGTATTGTATAAACTCTTGTCCTACATCATACTTACGAGTAGAACGACCATCATAAGTATCAAATTTATCAGTAGTATAACCTTTAAGTTCTTGTGTATTTTTATAAAGCTTATTCTTTTTCGCATCATCTAAAGTCATCACATTACGAATAATGAAACTAGGAGCATCTTGTATTGAATCAGCTGTAGGGTCAATAAAACAATTAAGTACATCAATTTGTTTAAAACAAAGTTTATCTTTTAAAACATTCACTTTAGGTAAATATTCATCAACCTCTTTACCCATCATCTTCTTAACACCATCAAACATCTTCTTTAAAGTTCCTTTCTTTGGTTGTTCTTCAACCTCTCGTTCAAAATCCCAATAAGAAGCCCATATAGTAGTCCCATCAATATTTAAATCATACATTGAATTTTTAAAATACATGGGAAATCTGGTAACTCCAATCTGATATTTCAAAACCTTTTCAGCTATTAAAGCAGCGTTAACTGATTCTTCGTTACGAGGAACAATTGTTAAAGCTTTATCGTTTACAAATACCTTAGAAGTTGTTGCATCTACTTCCCAACGAGTCATTGGTATAAACATCTTCAAACGACCTTGAGTAGTATAAGGATTATCAAATTTGCAAGCATAATTCTGACGTGCTTTCTTAATTTGTTCACGAATATCTTGAGAAGCATCTTGATAATTTTGCTTTTCGTTTTTAACTAAATTTATAATATCATTAGAATAATCTTTCATATTTAATAATCATCATAACTAAAGCCTGTTTCTGGCATATACACAGAACTTGTCGTTTTGTTACTATAAGGGTCTTTCAAATCTTTAACTGCTAGTGCTAAAGACATTACCATATCATCGTGATAACCAGTAGGAGCACTATAAGTAATATTTCCACTAGCAGATACCTCATAACTGAAAGCTTCAAGTTCTGATACCAACACAGGTATGTTTGGTATCAAAATCTTTTGCTGTTCTATTAGGATAGCTAAATTATTAATCAACTCTTTCTTAGATTGATTTGTAGTCAAAAAAGGTTCAAAATTTCCAGCTAGATCACTTATAACTGCATCACCTATATTATTGCGTTCAGCATTTATTCGAGGATTAGCATACTTTTGAGACATCAATAAAAATCTAGGTTTTTGAATTTTCCAATCAACCTCATTAAAACGATCAATGGCAACAACTTTAAACTTATCTTGGTTTTTATCAACTATGGTAAGAACAGAGAAATCAGTCATTCTGGCCAGATCTAACCCTCCCTGGTAGACATGGTCTTTATTATACTTTTCAGATTCAAAAGGGAACGATCTAAAATCAACGTTATAAAGACAATTCCTAACTCCACGAAAAACTGATCCAGCTCCTTCTATAAATTCAGCTTCATATTCTTGCAAAAAGTCATTCATAGCCAATTCTATCTTAGCTTTCTCAACAGTTTCTTTAACATTAGGAATGGTATCATTCTCTACAGTTTTCATGTGAAAATAAGAATATTCAACTAATTTAGGATCAGTTTGATCTTTACCTTTTAACATAAGGTTATAAAACCAATTCTTCCCATAAGGTGTTGAAATGAAAAGAGCTTTACCTTGTCGATCAGTTAGAGTGGGATAAAGATGAGTTCTCCATACTTCTTCTGGGACTCGAGCAGCTTCATCAATTATAAGCATATCTAACCCAGCTCCTAATAAAGAAGCGGGATTGTCAGTGCTTTTAAGCTCTAACTTGGAACCAGAATAAGACTCCATTGTAAAAGTACTTTTATTGATCTTGATAAACTGACCAATTTCCTTGTTTAAAAGTGGAACCCACTGCATAAGATAATCCCAAGAACGTCTAGCTAGATCATATGTAGGAGCAACTATCCAAATGTTATGATTACTAGTAAGCAAATACTTAAGAGCAACATAGGCAGCTAGTTTGGTCTTACCTGATCTACGTCCCCAACAAAGGGTAGTGAAACGGGTAGCATTGTAAAGAACTTCTTTCTGTTTAGCATGTGGCTGAAACTTGATTATCTGTTTAACTTTTTCTAAATCAAGTGTCTTTTTTTTCATACTTTTAAAATATAACCATTTTCATCTAATTGTCCCCTAAAATTAGGCCATTCAAGATTCTTATACTTAACACCTCTTAAAACAATAACTTCTTTTCCAATAAAAGGTTTAGCTGTGTATGTATAGATTTTTACTATCTCACCATCTACGTGGTATTTTGGATTGGTAGACAATAGAATATCACCAACTTTGTAAGGTACTTTTTCCATAGATTAATATTAGGGAAACTTTTCACTCTCTCGGTGGCAATATACGAAAACATTGGGGTTTTTAAGGTTTTGAATTCTAAATGTGAAAAATTTATGGAGTGACTAATCTAAATTTTATACCTTTTCTTTGGGGGGACCTACCCAACCTCCTGATTCTCTCATCCTAATCCATCAAACTAATACTTATTTCTCTTTCAGACTATATGTATTTCTTCTTATACGTCGATTTAAGCGTTTTTTTATTGGTTGGTGGGGAGAGTTATCATTTTTATGTATTACCCCCCTTAAATCGTCTTATAATGCTTTATAAGCTATTTACTCTTAAAAGATAATGAATTGAGTATAATATGAATTATATCCAGTTCTTCTCTTTTACTTAAAAACCTCTGTTTGTATAGAGTATCTTATACAAATCTTAGAGTTTTTCGTCATTATTGATCAAAATTCCGTCAATTTTTACGTCTTGTTCTACCTTTTCTATGAACATTCCCATTGTTTTTCCTACTAATTCTCTAGCTCTTATCCTATCTGCTGCTTTATTTTCTCTTTCTTCTGCTTCTTGTACTAATCCTTGTTTTACCCATTCCTCATTATAAATAGCTAGATTCTTCTTTATTGCTATCTTCACCCTATCCTTAGCCATTAATTCACATGCATATATAGCTATACTCTCTCTCTTTACCTTCTTATCACCCATATTATAAGCATGAAGATAACTTTCAGTAGCATTATTTCTTACTCCTTTAGGGCCGAAACAATAGAGCCTTACA